CTATTAAAAAATTTGCATCAGGCGGAGCAGCTAAACGTGGCTATGGAAAGGCAAGAAGATAATGGCAGTAGAAAGACCAGCAGGATACGATCCAGCACCATCAGATCCGATGAGTGCAGCACCCGTTGCTGAAGAACAAATAGAAGTAGCTGAAGAAATGATTGAAAACCCAGATGGGTCAGTGACCTTTGGGGAAGAAGCAATGGTACAAGAGGAGATTCCTTTTGGTGCAAACTTAGCAGAAGTATTAGAAGATGATATCTTAAATGAAATTTCAGAAGAACTACGTGGACAGATTGAAGATGATAAAGCATCGAGAGACGAGTGGTATTATTCGTATACACATGGATTAGATTTACTAGGATTTAAACACCAAGAAAGATCACAGCCGTTCCAAGGAGCAAGCTCCGTGACACATCCATTACTATCCGAGAGTGTTACTGCTTTTCAATCACAAGCGTATAAAGAATTACTACCATCAGGAGGTCCTGTAAAATGTAACGTTGTCGGTGAACAAAACGCTGAAACAGAAGCACAAGCACAACGTGTTCGTGAATACATGAATTACTTAATCTTAGATGAAATGGAAGAGTATGATGCTGACATGGATCAGTTATTATTTTTCTTACCTCTTGCAGGTTCTGCTTTTAAAAAGATTTACTACGATGCAGCTCTAGGAAGACCTGTATCAAAATTTGTTCCAAGTGAAGATTTAATTGTTCCGTATCTATCAAGTGACTTAGCGTCTTCAGAAAGAGTTACACATATTGTGAAGATGACACGTAACGAAATTAAAAAAGCACAAGTCATGGGTTTATACAAAGATGTAAAATTACAAGAACCCACAATGGAAGAAACACAAGTACAAGAAAAATATAATCAGTTAGAAGGTGTAAGTCCTGTTAACTACGATGAAATGTATCAACTGTTTGAAGTGCATTGCGATTTGGACATAGAAGGTTTCGAAGATCAAGACGAGCAAACAGGAGAACCTACAGGTATAAAGATTCCTTATGTGGTTACTATTGATGAGGGAACAGGAAACATTCTCTCCATCTACCGCAACTACCGAGAAGATGATTCTCTTCGGAAAAAAATACCATACTTCGTTCAATATAAATTTTTACCAGGCCTTGGTTTTTATGGTTTTGGTCTTATTCATATGTTGGGGGGTTTGTCCAGGACTGCTACGTCAGCACTCCGTCAACTCATTGATGCGGGAACATTATCTAATTTACCAGCAGGATTTAAAGCAAGAGGAATTAGAATTGCCGATGATGATAGTCCATTACAACCAGGAGAGTTCAGAGACATAGACGCACCAAGTGGTGATCTTCGTCAAGGTCTCATGCCACTTCCGTATAAAGGACCAGATCAAACTTTATTTTCATTATTAGGTTTTGTTGTTGATGCAGGAAAAAGATTTGCTGCAGTTGCCGATCAAAAATTAGGAGAAGGTTCACAAGCTAATCCTGTTGGCACAACTATGGCTCTACTCGAGCAAGGAACAAAAGTCATGAGTGCTATTCATAAAAGATTGCACTATGCACAGAAAAAAGAATTTAAAATTTTAGCAAGAATCATCACTGATTACTTACCACCTGAATATCCATATGCCGTGGTGGGTGGAAATCAAATGATCAAGCAAACAGATTTCGATAATCGTGTTGATATTATTCCTGTATCGGACCCTAATATCTTTTCTATGTCACAGCGTATTACATTGGCGCAGACACAGTTACAATTAGCACAAGCGAACCCCCAAATTCACAACCAATATGAGGCCTATAGACGTATGTATCAGGCAATGGGGGTACAAAATATCGATGCAATTTTACCACCTCCTCCAAAACCTATGCCAATGGATGCAGCAATGGAGAATTCACAGATGTTATTACAAAAACCAGCGGTTGCGTTTCCACAACAAGACCATGTAGCACATATAGACACACATCGTGCCTTTATGTCGACATATTTGGTGAAGAATTCACCTCCTGTCTTGTCTTTAATTCAAGCACATATATCTAATCACATTAGTGAACTAGCAAAAGAAGAGATTATGCTTCAAAATCAACAAGAAATACAGCAATTAACAGCGCAATATGGAGGTCAAATACCACCAGAACTGCAACAACAGTTTGAAATAGAGATTGCAAAGCAAGTTTCTGTAAAAATTAAGGAATTAACAGAGGCTATGGTAGCAGAAGAGCAAGAATATCTAGAAGGAATGCAAAAAGACCCACTTGTTACACTAAAACAAGAAGAATTAGGGCTACGTGCAGAAGAATTAGAGCTACGTGCACAAAAAGATGGCGAAAGATTAGCACTTGATGAGCAAAAAGCAGAGATTGACGCTGTACAACAGCAAGAAAAGATAGACAACGCAGATCGTCACGCTACAATTAGAGAATCAATTCAATTAGCAAAGGTAATGGAGCCTTCTAAACTAAGAAATAAATATTAAATGGAAAACATTTCGCCTGCAGAAAAAAAATTACAAGATTACTTTGATAAGATTTTGTTCTTAGTAGAAAATACTTCCAAAAGTGAGGAAGATAGTATACTTTTAGCAGGTGCTATGATGAGTGTTGCACGTATTCTTTACTTTGATAACTTGTCAAAAGAAGAAGCAGCAAATATTGTAGAACATAACACCCGTGATTTTATTAGTTTAATAAAACCCACAATACACTAGGAGAAAATATGGCGCTTAACAATCCTAAACCAAAATTTATCAATGGTTCACTTTATCCTAATGCTAAAATGACAGTTTCAAAAGATATGAATCCTTACGCAGGACCACATGTAAATCAAACTGCAATAGCTGATGTTTATAGTGCTACTATGGAAGGACCTAAAGTTACACAAAACTTAGGTGCTGGCCCAAAAGGTCAACGTAGTAAGGTACAGATTAAAAAGGTAGCATTTAAAGGTTTAAAATAGTATACTTCGCTACTTTAACAAAGGAGGTTGTATGAACCTATTAAAAGATCTATGGGGCCATATTAAAGAATGGTCCGATTGGAAGATGAAGGACTGGATCAAGGCCGCTATTGTGGCGATTATTGTTATTTGGGTCATCAGTTGGATGACAGGCGGAGCAGCTTAGACAATGGTCTGGCAGCTTTTAGCAAAACCCTTACTCGGCGTTGCCGCTGATGGAATCCGCGGCTTCGTCGAGACCAAAAAGGCAAAAGCAGAATTAAAACTTACGGAAGTAAAAGCAGCAACCAAACTTAAAGAGGATCAAATCGCTGGTAAAGTGGCTTGGGAACAAAGTGCTGTAGAACAAATGAAAGGGAGCTGGAAAGACGAAGTAATTTTAATTTGCTTACTTGCTCCAGCAACATTAGTTTTTATTCCGGGAATGACACCACATATAAAAGCTGGCTTTGAAGCCTTGCACTCGCTTCCTGAATATTATAAACATTTATTATATTTATGTTGCGCTGCAAGCTTTGGCATCAAGGGAGCTAAAGGTGCAATGGGACTTTTAAAAAAGAAATAATAATGAAAAAAAGCTCAAAGAAAAAAGTTAAAAAAGTAATTAAAGGTTTGAAAAAAGCATCTAATACACATGCTAAACAAGCAAGAACATTACAAAAAGTTATAGGGAAAAAAAGATAATTATGACAAAATCAATACCATCAAATAAAAAAGGATTTAATAAATTACCTGAAGCAGTTCAGGAAAAAATAGATCCTGCTCTAGCCGCTGAATATAAAAAAGGTGGAAGAGTAAAAAAGAAAAAACTTGATATTAAAAAAGCTATTAAGAAACCCGGTTCATTGCGTAAGTCTTTAGGCGTGAAAAAAGGAAAAAAGATTCCTTTAAAAAAATTAAACAAAGCTGCGAAAGCACCGGGAAAATTAGGACAACGAGCAAGGTTTGCTAAAACATTATCTAGATTGAGAAAAAAATAATGGGTAAACTTTGTGCAAAAGGTAAGGCTGCGGCTAAAAGAAAATTTAAAGTATATCCTAGTGCATATGCTAACATGTATGCAAGTGCTGTTTGTTCAGGGAAAGTAACTCCAGGAGGCAAGAAAAAAAAGAAAGCCAATGGAGGAATTATTAATCAAATATCTCAACAACGAAAAAAAATTTCTAGCTTCAATCAAGGTGGTATAGCCAAAGGTTGTGGGGGAGTAATGGAAGATAGACGTAAAGTAACCACTGTCACCTAATGGCTAAAAAAGGACTAAGAGCTTGGGTTAAAGAGAAATGGGTTGACATTGGTGCACCTAAAAAGAATGGTAAGTATCAACCTTGTGGTAGAAAAAAAGGAAGTAAAAGAGCTTATCCAAAATGTGTACCTATAGCAAAAGCAAGATCAATGAGTTCGTCGCAGAAAAAATCTGCTGTAGCTAGAAAGAGAGCTGCAGGTAATCCTGGCGGTAAACCTACTAATGTAAAAACAATAGTAAAGAAATTTAATGGAGGATACATCACAGTTAATCCAAGAGGTTTTGGTAGAATGCTACCAGATAAAAGACCAACAACGAGGGTGTTTGTATGAACATGGAAAGACTACTACAATCCGTTAAGGATCATGAAGGATATCGTAACAAGGTATACCTCGATACCCTAAACAAAAGAACAGTGGGCGTAGGCCACCTCTGCGTAGAAGAGTTTTGGGAAGATGATAAAGAATACGAAGAGAAGTTTCTCATGGATATTCTTGAAGCCGATCTACAAAATGCAATTAAAGGAGCAGAAGAATTAATACAAAAGTATCAATGTACAGACATAGATGATTTAGCTAAAGAACTTATCATTGAGATGGTATTTCAATTGGGTAAGACAGGTGTCTCTAAGTTTCGTAACATGTGGAAACATTTATCTACTTCAGCTTATTCTGCTGCAAGTCTAGAGATGTTGGATTCACGCTGGGCAAAACAGACACCCAATCGGGCAAAAAACATGAGTGATAAGATGGCTAGTATAGGAGCATAGTGGATATAATAACAGTTGTAGATTATCTTAAAAAAATAATAAAAACTAGACAAGAACAAGTAAATCAAGTTATAACATCGGATGTAAAAACTTTAGAGGAATATAAGTATCTTCTAGGGAAATTACATGCTTATAAAGAAACCATACAGGAACTCACGGACCTGCTAAAAAAACAGGAGCGCTATGAAGACGAAATCGAAGATTTTAATGCCCGAAAGTAATATCATTGATATTAACGAAAAGCCCTACAAAACAAAAAAAGAAATAGGAAAGGTTCCAGAACCAACAGGTTTTAGAATTATTTTATTTCCTTTATTGTTAGAGAAAAAAACTAAAGCAGGACTTCATCTCACAGATGAAACAATAGCAGAAGCTCAGGTAGCTACTAATGTCTGTAAGGTTTTAAAGATAGGACCTGATGCCTATAAAGATACAACAAGATTTCCCAATGGTCCTTGGTGCAAGGACAGTGATTGGGTACTCATTACTAAATATGCAGGATCAAGAATTCGTATTGATGGTGGTGAACTTCGAATAGTGAATGATGATGAAATACTGGCAGTCATTGATCATCCAAAAGATATACTGCCAGCAAGTTTATTTTAGGAGAATATTATGGCTGAAGAAAAAATGGTTCCTCTTGACGTAACAGGAAACCCTGTGGAAGTTACTCTTCCTGAAGAAGAAACTAATCAAGAAGTTCCTGTAAAAGAAAGCAATATAAAAGAAATTGTAGAAGAAGAAGTAGTCGAAGAACAACCCGAGTCTGTGGAAGAAACTGAAGAGGTAGAACCAGAGTCAGAAGAAACAGATCCTTACAAAACAGATGACTTAAACGATTATAGCAAAGGAGTTAAAAAAAGAATTAACAATCTTGTTGGTCGTATGAGAGAAATGGAAAGGCTTTACGAGGCTAAAGAAAAAGAAAACGAAGAGCTTAGAAAAAAATATACTAATGTAGGTAAAGGATATGTTAGTGAATACGAAGGAAGAGTGACAAGCGCTGCTGAAGCTGCTAAAGCTAATCTTAAAAAAGCTATTGAAGACAATGATACAGAGGGACAGGTTGCTGCTCAAGAGCAATTAGCTCAAGCAAAAGCTGACGCTGCAAGATTGTCAGCTATGAAAGTAGCTCAACAAAATGACGAAAAAGCTTACACTCCTGCTCCTCAAACACAACAACAACCTCAACAACAATATGAAGCTCCAGCTCAAATTGACACTCGAGCAGAAGAATGGGCGTCAGAAAATGAATGGTTTGGATCAGATGATGTGATGACAGGTGCTGCAATGGCGCTACATAATCGCCTTGTAACGCAAGAAGGATTTGACCCAACGAGCGATGAGTACTATAATGAAATTAACTCTCGAATGAGAACAGAGTTTCCTCATAAATTTACCAATGGTAAAAAGACTGAGGAGAAAAAAACCGAAACAAAGCAGCCCGTTCAGACTGTTGCGTCGGCCGTACGAAAAACAAAATCTGGACGCCGAGTCGTGAAGCTCACACCTTCACAAATAGCGATAGCTAAGAGACTTAATGTGCCACTAGAAGAATATGCTAAATACGTGAAGGAGTAGCAAAATATGAGTATAGAAAATAACAAGAAGACCTCACGCAAAACTGAAACCCGTGAATTAGAAACTCGTAAGAGAAGTTGGGTTCCGCCTTCTAACTTAGAAGCCCCTGAACCACCAGAAGGTTATCACCATAGGTGGGTAAGGTTTGAAATTAGAGGACTGGCAGACGATAAGAATGTCACCTCTAGGATCAGATCAGGTTATGAACCTGTGAGAGCAGATGAATATCCTGATAGATTAGATTTACCTACTTTATCAGAAGGTAAATTTAAAGGCATTATAGCAGTAGGTGGGTTGATGTTAATGAGATGTCCGATTGAAGTTAAAGATGCGAGAGATGAATACTTTCAAGGCTTAACTAATGATCAGCAAAAATCTGTTGACAACGATTTAATGAGGGAAGAACATCCTTCAATGCCAATCTCTAAAGAGCGACAAAGCCGGGTAGAATTTGGTGGAAACAAAAAATCTTGATGAGCAAGATCTATGTCTCTACCAACATTGTCTAAAGGAGACATAACATGGCTAATATAGATGCAGCATTTGGTTTACGTCCTTACGAAAAATCAGGCTCAAATTA